GGAACCCCGTAAGGGGTTCCATCTCTGGGCTTTGACGCCCTCTCGTCTAGCATCCGTTAGACGGTCAATAACTCTCAGCTGCCATCCCTCACGGGAGTGCGTAATGCACTGAGAAGTCATGGCAGGCCTGAAGTTGACTACTTCATCTCGAGAGAGACTTGTTGGCTCCTACGGGTCTAGACAACGTCGTGAGACGATGTCGAAAACCAAACTAAGGAGTTAACTATGGGCTATACTGGACCCTTTATATCGACGCGCCCCCCGTTTCCGGATACGGGGACTCAGAGCGCAAAATATGCGTTCCGCTCTTCACCTAAGTTAAAGAAGCACTCCGAAGTGCTTCCGTACTGGGTCTGGCGGTACACGGGTCAATACTTCGACAATCTGGCAGGTACTAACAAGTACATGACAAATTGGGGAAGCCCTCCCTTCCAGTTGTTGTCTGGCTCTTCAGTGGTTAACACTGGATCGTCAGATTATGCGAAAGCTTTCGACCGGTTTTGGAGTGGTGTCACAAAACAAAGTGGCACCGCTTCCATGGGAGTTACTATCGCTGAATGGCGGTCTTCATTGACCATGATCAGCGCTCGTTCGACGCAGCTTGTTACTGCAATTAATTCCATTCGTAGGAAGGACTTCGGTTCTCTTATGGAGGCGTTAAATCTCTCGCGCACGGATAAGCGCGGTCGACGGGTCTGGCGGAATCGTAATCCTGCCTCTTTCGCCCCTGGTCAACTTTTGGAATACACTTTCGGGTGGGTTCCTCTAGTTGAAGATATGAAAGCGGCCTGTAAGGTCCTTTCATCTACGCCCGAACTCATTACTGTGTACGGGACGTCTAGCTCCATTCAGGAATCAGATGCTGGAAGCGATTTCAGCAACCGACCCAGTTATGTGAGCTACGGCACGAGGATCAAACGTCGAGTTGTCCTCAAAGGCGATGTTCGAATTAACAACCCGAACCTCGATCTGGCGAACCGATTGGGTCTCGTCAACCCCATCACTCTGGCTTGGGACCTTATCCCCTACTCCTTTCTAGTCAATCAGTTTGTTGGCGTGAGCCAATATCTGAACCGCTTCACAGCGGACTTGGGAAGGACGGTGGAGAATGGGATGAAGTCAGAGAGGATCAGTGTGCTTTCAACTCGTGAGAGTCGAGCATATAACGAGAATTGGGGCTATCTGCAGGATTCGACGACCTGGAAAGAGAATGGGGAGTCTTTTGTTAGACAATCCGTCTCCTCTTTCGACCGTCCTACGATCCTGCCGCAGCTCCGTCTTCCCGTAACTGATCTGTTCGGTCGCGCGGTCACATCGACCGCGCTGCTCTTGCAGCAATTGCAAGGTAGGGACTACCGCGAACAAGCGGAAGCACGTGCTTTAATGACACGGCTCCGCCGGGGAGCGGGCCCTCGATAGTAGCGTTAATTCTGATGCTACTAGTATCTTAACCTTTCAAAAGGAAATACTATGCCTAACATGGCAGCAATCACCGTCAAAGCGGCCAACGGCACCACCGATGTCGTGTTCACCAACCTCAACCCCGCAGGGGGTGATGGCGTTCCGGCCGTCTGGCGCGTCGAAGACGCAGCCAAGACTCCGTCGGAACGTATCCGCTTCGAGGTTTCCTCGAAATGGAATGGTCCCCGGACTGCACGGAAGGTTTCGACCTTCCTGAACTACCCAATCACCAGAGCAACGGCTGTCGCCGGCATCCTGGAGACGGTGGGGAACGTGCAGTTCCGTGAAGGGGGTGCCGTCGTACCTCAGACTGCCAATGACACGGTCACCGCGGAAGCGACGGCCTTGCATGGAAATCTGATGGCATCGACGCTCATCAAGTCGGTCTTCGCGACCGGTTACGCTCCGAACTAATCACTCGGAGTCCCCAATCGTGAACACTCTTTCGCAGCAACTGGAAAGAATTGTCCTCGCGCAATGCGAAGACACGGACACTCCCCGGTCGCTAACTGTGGCTATGCTCGTGAGAGCTCGGGAGTATGGGCAGCTCTTCTCCTTGAAGGTTGACCCTCAGCACTACGACTCTTCTGAGTCTTTTCTGAAGGATAATCAGGTCACGGAGTTTCTTCGGAAGCTCCAGCTTGATGTTCCAGGGATCGATCGGAAGGCCGTAGCAGTTCAAGCCTTTTGGGGCTCGGAACAACAGTGTTGCCTTGCTAACGCTCGGCTACATCGATATCAAGAGAATGGCCCTTTCGAGGGACCGTCCGACTTGCGGATCAGTGATTTCTTTTCACTGTGCCGGAAAATTATCGATGACATCCTCGGTCCCTTACCGCAAGGTTTGGATTTGAGGCATGGACCTGGTGCTACGTTCGATGACCGTGGTCGCCTGACGACGGTGCCTGACAAAATGTCATCACGTCCGACTATCACTCCTGATGCTCGCGATCTGCTCCCACTGTGGAGTCAGACCGCATGGGCTCGCGCCCTTGTGTCAGAGAGTCCGACATCTTCCGATCCTAAAAACGTTCGCGGAAACCGTTTCACAACGGTCCCAAAGGACGCCACAAAAGATCGAGGGATATGTATTGAACCTAGCATTAACGTTTCGTTTCAGCTGGCCATTGGAAGACTCCTCAAGAGTCGACTCAAGCGGTTCGGTATGGACTTGACACATGCTCAGGACTTGCATAGATCTCTAGCTCGTGAGGCCTCCCGGACGGGGGGCGCAGCGACTATTGATCTGTCGAATGCTAGTGACACTGTCAGTACTTCACTTGTGAAGTTACTCTTACCACCTAGGTGGTTTGATTTGCTTTCCTCTCTTCGGTCCACTCACACCTTAATCGGTGGGAAGTGGGTTAAACTGGAGAAGTTTTCCTCAATGGGAAACGGATACACATTCGAGCTTGAAACCTTGATCTTTTCCGCGCTCGCATACGCTTGCGCTTTGGAGTCTGGTTTCACCGAATCCCCTGGGAAGGGGATACATGTGTATGGTGACGATATCATCGTCCCCGCTGGGTTAGCAGAGACAGTTCTCGCCTGTTTGAGATTCGTTGGGTTTACCCCGAATCCGCGGAAGACCTTCGTAAGAGGGCCTTTTCGTGAGAGTTGCGGAGGTGACTACTTCAATGGCACGCCCGTGAGGGCCCACTATTTGAAGGAAGATCCTTATGAACCGCAACACTTCATCGCACTTGCTAATGGAATTCGTCGGCTTGCTTTTGGCGAGTCGGAGAACCATAGCCTTTGGCGTCTTTATCGGCGCAGCTGGCTCAAGTGTTTGGATGCACTCCCCAGTCGCATCCGAGGCTTGCGAGGCCCGGTCTCCACCGGTGACCTCACGATCCATGACGACCGATGGACCTGCAGAGAGACTGAAGATGGATGGGGCCTCGTCAGAGGTTACCTTCCCGTCTTCAAGAAACTCTCCTGGGACCATTGGAAACCAGAGATCGTACTAGCGTCGGCTTTATACGGTTTGCCTTCTGACGGCGTGTCCCCAAGGGATAACGTGTCAGGGTATCGTATAAAGTGGGTATCGGTCTTTGACCGACCGCCCTCCGCGTCCATCTCTAGCTTGACTAGTTGACGCGGGACGTGTTTGAGCGGTGTGACTTTTCACACCTCATGCTCTGGACCCCCCATAGGGGATAGAAGGATAGTTGTCCTTCAAAGG